CTGAGGCGATTTCTTTGTCGTCTCAGAGCTCAGATAGTATATGAGCTGATAGCTTAGCCGGTATGCGGGCTGTTGCTGTTGTAAGGTCAATGGAGTAAGGATTAAAATCCTCTCTGTTTTCCTTATTTCAATAACTTTTCACATAAACCGGGATCAATTCATGATGGTAGGTGAGGTCACCCTCTATTCTAGAGAGTTTCTTCATCAACTTATTATGAAGAGGTCTAAGGTACTGTTGGGAAGTTCAATCGCCAATTGCTATTATTCGGGTTTTACCCTCGTAATCTGCAATAGCTGATATTCTTCTTAAACATAACTTACTATCTATTAGATCACTTGATTTGAATTTGTCAATTCATGACAATTTGTAATAATTTGAGTAGACAGGGAGATAACATGAACCTAATCGGTAAATGTCATCTCACTGCTTGCTTGAATAGTTACTTATTTCCATAGGAACCGTCAGTGATGACGGTCCATTTGGTCCTCTTTTTGAAGACCAAATTGGATTCATGTTGACTCCTTCTCATCAATCTTTACTATCTTTGCTTATACCTAAATCGTACCATGACGAAGATATGTCTTTGCATACAGCATCGACATTGTCTCATGATGTTTCTATATTTCCTGTTATTGACGTTAAGTCAATTTCAGGTTCTACATTAAGATCACGAGACTTTCATAAAATGGTAAAAACTGCACTGCAGAATTTATCACTTTCTGAAACCCTCGTCTCAATACTTTTTAAGTATACCAGACTTTTGTTAATATCTTGCTTGAACCATCGGTAGTATCTTTTACCGCCGTAGGGTTCGAGAGGTTCTTCACATGCTATTTTAATGAAGTGTTTTCTTAATCACTTCAAAATCATAACACGTGATTTCCTGTCGAGTGACTTTTGTCTTCAAGTGAAATTCATCACTTTGGACAATCGTCTAAGGAGGGACTTTTCATGATTGGAAAGAGAGAATAAACAGTCCACATTCAAGATCACGGTATCCAGATCTTGGGCCGATCATATCGGCTCGTTTTCTGGAAACCATTTTCTTTTATGTGGGAATCGCACCTGTTCTCCAGAGAAGTATCTTCTCTGTTGCGTAGGCGCGAGCTGTTGAGCTCGCGGGGCCAGAGTTAGGGTCATTCCTAAAAGTTT